AAATATTTCGTTAAAGGCTACGACGGTGAGCTAACAGCCGAAGCGATCCGTGCAGCAGCCGAAGAAGCAAGTCTCATACCTTCACAGAAAAAAGAAGTGGCTGCCGAACAGCAGGCATGGAATCGGGTGGCTCAGGCCAGTCGTGCAGGCGAGACAAGTGATGCACCGGTTGATTATGTGCAGCGTTTCAACAACGCTAAATCCGCAGAAGAAGTGATGGCTTTAATGGCTCAGGCTAGAGCAGAAGCAGAAAAGTACTAATCACTCTCCAGTAGGCGCACTACCTTCTGGGGCTACCCCAAAGGAAACATAGTGGCAATTACACAAGCAAGTTCACTCAGTGTCGACCAGGCGGCGTACGACCGGTTAGCGTATTTCGCTCTCCGTTCAGAACTGTTGTTTGACCAAGCAGCAGATGTCCAAGCAACCAATCAGGCTATGCCTGGTTCTTCGGTGATCTTCACGATCTTCTCCGAATTGGCAGCAGCTACCTCAACACTCACCGAAACTTCGGACCTCACCCCTGCAACAATGGGTGACAGCCAAGTAACTGTAACTCTTGCTGAATACGGTAACACCGTTCAGACAACTGCAAAACTTCGTGGAACAGCGTTCCTTGATGTTGATGCAACTGCCGCAAACTTGATTGGCTACAACGCTGGTCTTTCGATTGACACAGTTGTTCAAGCAGTTTTGGGTGCAGGCACAAACGTGGCTTACGCTACGGGTGGCGCAGCAGTTCCAACAAGCCGTGAGTCGGTTAAGGTTGACGCAATTTTGACTGCAAACGATGTTCGCAAGCAGACAGCAGCTTTGCGTTCAGCAAACGTTGCAACATTCAACGGCTACTACATGGGTTACATTCACCCAGACGTTTCATACGATCTTCGTCGTGAAACCGGTAACGCTGCATGGAACGCACCTCACGTTAACGTGGACACAGCAGGTATCTACAATGGCGAAATCGGCACTTTTGAGTCGGTTCGTTTCATTGAGACACCACGCGCACCATTGAATGCCAACGCATCAAACGGAACCAGCACAACTGGAATCATTGACGTTTACAGCACTTTGATCATGGGCCGTCAGGCTTTGGCTAAGGCTTACTCAGCAATCGATGGCAACGGTGTTGTTCCAAAGGTTGTTCGTGGTCCTGTCGTGGACAGTTTGCTCCGTTTCAATCCAATCGGTTGGTACTGGTTGGGTGGCTACGGTCGCTTCCGCGAAGCCTCGTTGCGTCGTATTGAAGGCGCATCAAGCATTGGTGCAAACGCTTCCTAATAAGTTGCGTTAGTTACCCCAAAGTGTGGGGCGGCCCTGGTTCCCCTCGACCTCGGCCGCCCCACTTTTTTGTTTGGTGTATGATGTTTTTGTCGAAAGGTTTGTATGTCTATTTCTAACTATGCAGAATTGAAGATTCTGGAACACACGACTGGTAAGACTGCGTGGACTATTCCGACGAATGTTTATGTGAAGTTGCATACTGCTGATGCTGGTGAGGCTGGTACTTCTTCGGCTGCTACTGAGACAACTCGTAAGGTTGCTGCGTGGGCTACTGCTGCTTCGGGTTCGATTGCTACTTCAGCAACTTTGGAGTGGACTAACGTTGCTGCTACGGAAACGTACAGCCATTGGTCTATGTGGGATGCTTCTACTGCTGGTAACTGTTTGTGGACTGGTGCGTTGTCGTCTTCGGCGGCTGTGACTGCTGGCGATACTTTTCAGATCACTTCGCTCACGCTGTCACTCGATTAGGTAGGTAGCCCCTAGTGGCTATAACTGCTGTTGCGGGGTTTACAGAACCGTTTAGGAACACTCATCCGTTTTATCGGTACGGGTATGTTAATGCCATACGCACGGCTACTGGTAGTGGTGTTGGTACTCAAATTGCTAGCGGTGCGAAAGCTGTTGTTGTTACGGCTACAGCGTCAGGGTTGGGTACTGCGTCGTCTGTCGCACAGGTGCTACGCGCAAGGTCTGCTACGGGTAGTGGTATTGGTGATGCTGCTGCGGTAGCAATATCTTTACGGATTCGTACTGCTACGGGTTCTGGTGTTGGAACTATGGATTCCACAGGGTTGCATATCGCGCCTCGTACAGCTTCAGGTAGCGGTATTGGCTCCGATACTACTGTCGGCAAGACAACCCCTGTTAGAACGGCTCAGGGAAGCGGTACAGGGGATTCTGTAGTCACGTTCATTCGTATCCCTATCCGTGTTGCTACAGGTTCAGGTGTTGGTTCGGGTGACGGTGTTGATCTTGTTATCAACATTCGTACAGCCACAGGTTCAGGCGAAGGAACTTCGGTCAGTCTTGGTGGTGTCGCATACTTCCGTTCAGCCACAGGTTCCGGCACAGGAACCGATACCGCTGACTGGGTGAAGTCACGCATCTTCCGTGTCCCATACACCTACCAGTATGTTGGCGGATTCTTCAACGATTTTGATGGGGCAAACCGTTTGGGGTCTTACATTAAAAGTAATGTTCGAGCAAGAAACCTTTACAAGTTGACCGATAACAGTTACACCATTGTTGACCAACGTGATCTAGGTCAAGTAAAGAAAGTTTGGTATGGTGGGCGTGACCACTTCTTGACAGCAGCAGAAGTAGAAGAACTCACAGCAGACGGATTCGGAGCAAGTATTACCTGATGGCTATATTTCGTACACCAACCGACAACTTCGTGACCCCAGTATTGGCTGACTTTGACATCAAAGGAAACCGTCTATCCGAGGAACAGCGTCTTGCTAACAGGCTGGCTCGACATCGCCAACCGACAGCGCGTGGTCGCAACGTGTTTCAGTTAACCGACCTGTCATACACAGAGAACCAACCGTCTAACATGTCAACAGTGATCAAGGTGTACTACGGTGGGCATGACATTGAGGTGGATGCTACTGAGGTAGCATCGTTAACAGCAGCAGGATATGGGAGTTACATAACGTGATTAAACATCAAGAGACACATCCTGACCTGGATGTTGAGGGTTGTTTCGGATGCAAGGTGTCAGCAGTCGGATTTAGCGCAGAACTTATGCCTACCCGTACAGGTTCTTCACGGTCAGCAACCATCGCACAGAAGGATCGTGTGCTAGAAAAGGACTTAGACGCATACAAACGGTTGCGTCAAGACGGTATCCAACCAAGAAAAATTGATGGTGCTGCAAACGTGGAATCGAGAGCAACAGAAAAATGGCAGGCAGAATCAGGGATACTTCCCGACTTTTAAGTGTTGAAGGTGTAAACATCCCGCATATTGGTTACGGGAAAATGGTGCAAGGATTGAAGACAGCGTTATCTGAAAAGGTAACACTTGATGATCGCGCCGAAACTGTAATGTTCGCGTTACGACCTAACCTGATTGCAGGGTGGTTTGATGACCAGCGTGTATCGGTGTTAACCATGTGGGAAACAAACTGGTTGCCACCACAGTTTTATGAATATATCCCGCTGATAGAAACGATCATTGTGCCATCTATGCACAACTATGATTTGTTCTCACAGTTCCACGACAATGTTCATATGATCCCGTTGGGTGTTGACCGTACAGTTTGGTGTCCATCTGAAGATAAACCTGATGGCAAGTTCCGGATCATGTGCGGCGGTTCAGAGTGGTATCGCAAAGGCTTAGATGTGGTACTGGAAGTGTTCAACAAGTTGCAACTACCTGACGCTGAACTGCATATCAAGATTGTGCCACCTCACCTGTCTGCGCCAAAGAACTTGGATTACCCAAATGTGGTGATTCATCGTGAATGGTTAACTGTTGAACAGGAACGTGATTTGGTTCGTTCTATGGATGGGTTTGTGTCGGTGTCCCGTGGTGAAGGGTTCGGTCTCATGCCGTTGCAGGCTGTCTCAGCGGGTATCCCAACGATCCTGTCTAACGCTCATGGGCATCGAGAGTTCGCTGATCTTGCCACCCATCGCATACCAACCACCAGTGTCCCGACCGCTAAAGGTGTTTGGCAGGACATGGGCAACTGGGATGAACCAGACGCAGAAGCATTAGCAGAAGCCATCAAAGACTTATACAACAAACGTGACAAGTACCGTCGTCAGGCGTTCCTGACAGCCCCACAAACAGCAGCGTTCAACTGGGACACAGCAGCCGAACAAGTGCTACAGATCGTTCAGCCAACCATCAACAGGTCTACTGGGGTGTGGAAACCGTTTGAACCTACATGCGAAATCGAGGTATCTAAACGGGTGCAAGCCACCATCGGTCAACATCGTGTGGAACTGTTACCTGGAATGAAGCATCGTGTAGTGTTAAATGTCAGAGATGTCCTATTAAACGCAGGAGTATTGGCATGATGAAACCTAAAGCAGTTTGGGATACACCAAACCCTAAAAAGAAATCTAAGAAGTTGTCCCCAAAGAAGAAGACTGCTGCGAAGGCTTCGGCTAAAGCTGCTGGTCGCCCGTACCCTAATTTGATTGACAACATGAAGGCCGCAAAGAAGCGTGGCTAAGACTGCTGCCTGGCAACGCAAAGAAGGCAAGAATCCTGCTGGCGGTTTGAACGCTAAAGGTCGTGCATCTGCCAAAGCGCAAGGTATGAATCTGAAACCACCTGTGTCGGCGAAGCAAGCAGCGAAGTCACCTAAAGCGGCTGCTCGACGTAAATCGTTTTGTGCGCGTATGGGTGGCATGCCAGGTCCGTTGAAGGACAGCAAGGGAAAGCCGACTCGGAAGGCTTTGGCGTTACGCAAATGGGATTGTTGATGTGTGGTAATCTGTTTTTCTAAACCTTGAAAGGAACGATTATGCCTAAAGTTGGAAAAATGAAATTCCCTTACACCGCCAAAGGTAAGGCTGACGCAAAGAAAATGGCCAAGAAGATGGACAAACCGATGATGAAGGCCAAGAAAAAGAAGTAAATGTCTACTGCTGGTGCGCTCATCAACAGGGTGTCACGGCAACTGTTATCTGGAACGATTGAGGAACGGAACAAGTTAGCAACAACCGTTACATCGTCAGATACTTCTAT